CTTGCCCCTTCTGGTTTGAAACATCCTTTCAACTTTAATCGTTTCGTGCGCTTTGTTGCGTACGGAGATGATAATCTGATGACAATCCACCCCGATGCTATTGAATATTTTAATCAACACACCCTAACTACTGCCTTCGCGACATTTGGTATGGTGTATACAGATGAAGCGAAGGGAACCAACCCCCCTAAATATAAGAGTCTTGATGAATGCTGGTTTCTGAAGAGAGAATTCGTTCGCTGGGGGTGCACTGTTGTTGCGCCCCTTAAGCTTGAGCAAATTCTCGAAATTCCTCAATGGATCCGTGGGTCTCATCGTGATGGGGGAACAGGTCTTGTAGTCGACAACATTACGTTTGCGCTGCAAGAACTGTTCTTCCATGGCGAAGAGGTTTACGACCATTGGGCTGGAGAGATTGAAGAAGCATTTAAGGAGAGCTTCCCCCATTACGTTGACCCTTTGTTTTTCCCCTATGATGCGTTGAGTGAGTTGTTTATGTTGGACGGCGATGTTAATCTTGCCGCCCTGTCGAGGACTACCTAAGTAGTCAACGACGAGCTTGTGAGTATTAATTGACGGGTATATCTGTGGATACATCAATTTATTACTTGCGTTTTTCGTGTTTAATCGAAATTTTATTTTGTCCCTATTTTTAAAAATAAAATTTCACCCCTTTCAATGGAGTCCCATCAAGAAGTTGAGCAGATCGTCACATTTGGTGAAGGTCTTCCTATTAATGAGTCTCCTGCTGAGACTAATAAGTCGCCCTCTGCGACGGAACGTGCTGCCATCATTGGCCCACGTGCACATACTATTGAAAACTTCCTTGAAAGGCCTGTTAAGATAGCTAGCGGTTCGTTAGCTACGACCGTTGCTGGTGGTACTATTGTTCAACAATTTAACCTGCCAGAGAAAGTCATTCAGAGTTCCTCCCAAATAGTTCAGAAGTTGACTGGTTTTGTAGGTTTCCACGCGAAGGTGAACGTTCGGGTTGATGTGGTCTCACAACCTTTCCAATCCGGGCTTACGCACCTTTCGTATGCGCCTTACGCGCAGTACACTCCAGATAAGATGGCCCTAATCACTACAAATTTGACTTCTCTGTCTAGTTTGCCAGGTGTTGATGTTGATATTGCCACCGCTCATGTTCTTAAAACTGATGCGGACTATGTTAGCCCTCGTTCGTATTATAATTTGGTCACTGGTCAAGGTACATTTGGTACCTTTTATTATTGGGTTTATTCCCCATTATCTAGTTTAGCTGCTTCCTCTATCGATTATAATATTTATGTTTGGTTTACTAAT